ATCCCGTGAGTGATTTCCATATCCACTACGAGTTTTGACTGGTGCTGTTACTAATATCATTGGTTTCATATTCTACGCCTTATATGTGTTAACTTTATGTCTTGGTGTCCATTTCTCAAATGCAGTTTCCATGTGGTCTATGAAATTCTTACACATCCATCGTGCACTCATCATAGATTCATCACCTGATACCCATTCGTGTCCAATAAACCCACACTCTTCTCTTGCTTCTTTACCTATTTCATACCATTCTTTTATGGCATTTCCTGCATCTTCCCAATCACATCTATCATCAAAGATATATGGTGTTGGTACTGAACCCATTAGTGAACGAGTCTTAGGCCAAACTGGTTTTACCCACTCACCCCAAGTTAATTCTTCGTTGTGTTCCCATTTCTTCCAATCGTGAAATGATTGTAGTTCTTTGTAATCTTCTGCAGTTACAAATTTATCTTTAATTTTAAATCCACATTGGTCTTGTAATCCACCTGTAACATTAACAATAATTGGTGTTCCACTCATTAATGATTCACAAGTTCCCAATCCAAATCCCTCATTACTTGCAATATTCATTGTTACATCTGCAATATTGTATAGGAAATTCATTTGTTTGTTATCAAGTTTCTTATCACTAAACACTACATTTATTTCTGGTGCAATTGCATTAATTAATGCTGGTAAATCAGTTCCGTTATTATCAACTGGTTGAGTATGCATTACATAGGTAACTTTATCTCTCTCTTTAGGTGGGATTGAATTAACAAAATGTTGAAATGCAAGAATACAATCACCCACCATTTTCCTACGAATATTTCTATTCACATATAACAATGTGAAGTTATGAGGTCTATTACCCAATAACTCATTCTTAAATTTCCTCATTTCCAATAACTCAGCATCATCTTTAATTGGATAAAACTGCGTTTCATTAATTCCATGTGGTACATAAGTAGAATCCCAATCAGTTCTTGGTTTCTTCTTTGCAACTTCATCAACTAACCCGACAGTCTGCTTAGAAATATTCATAATCAAATCACAACTCTCATAGAAAAACTCGTTGTAATGTGGTGCTGGTAAATCATCCCATATATTATAATAAAAAATAGGAATGTTTTGTCTCAATTCGTGTTCCATATGATACAACCAACCCCAAAATCTTGGGTCTGTGTAGTGAATAATAGCATCTGGCTTTTCTATCTCCATAATCTCTTTCAATATTTCTGGGTTACCATATCCATTAACTGGATAAACTTTTAAATACCCATCTTCTACACCAACTTCTTCTTTAACAGCATCGTGCATATCTACTACTTTACCCTTATCAGGATGTTCTATAGCACCACCTATCTGAACCCAATCATACTTATCGACTGTACCCAATACGATTTCTCTCGACATTGTACCTACTCCACTACTCATTCGTAAATCATCCGACAGTAAGAATATCTTTTTCTTCTTCCTACTTTGTACTTCTTTTACTGACTTTAATTTTGGTAATTTGATATCCATTTATAACCTTTATTGTTTAAATTAAAATTTACTTCCACTTTGATACAATTTGTCGTGCTCGAGTATTTCCTTGCGGAACTCCGCATCATAAACGAATTTATTAAGTGTTCGGTTAACCAACTTCTGTAGTGAGAACTCTGATTCTATTGTCTCACTTTTAAATTTACTATACAACTCCGATATTACTTTCACCGAAGTTAATTTTATCTCTTTCATATTATATCCTCTATCATTATATACATATATATAAATATATGATTAATCAATAATAATGTATTTTTTTTCTATTTTATGTGCATGCTTTAAGGCAGATGCAGTACCATTTGATATCTCACCATTTAGACAAAAAGCAACAACTTTATCACTATACTCTACCAAATCTTTATTTCGTCTATGGTAGTGTCCAACATTATATTGTTTATTATATCTAAAACTCTCTTTAACACAATGTATATTATGTGGTTCGTGGTATGCTGGGAACTCGGAATAATTTACATCAAAATCTAAAGCAAATCGTTTTGCATATTTATCTGCTCCATCTTTTGCTCCACCACTAACTATAACCAATCTATTAGAGAACTTTTGTTTTAGTTCCCAAACAAATTGTTTTATTTTTCGTTTATTTGTGTAACTACGTGACCCGATGATTGCTATTTTTACCATCGTTTCTTTTTTGTTGTTTTTTATTTGGGTTTTCATCTATAACGAACTCATAAATATTAATAAATTCTTGTAATCCTTCTAATATATCATTAGGGTTAACATATCTCCACGAAAATCTTGTGTACATATTTGTAATCCCACTTGCATTTGGTGTTAATGATTCTCTCATCTTATAAGACATTAAGTCGTACCATATAAAATCATTTTGTGTATCAAAATAATAAGGTCTAATTATTGTCTTAAAATTTGTATGTCTTTTACTTTCCCAAGTATCAACGAAATCTTTTAATTCTTTTGCTTTTAAATCAGGTTCGTGATACCAAAAATATAATTTTGCACTACGAACTTTATTGGATATTTCAGTTAACATATCTAAAATTTCTTCTGTATTATCACTATGGATAACATCAGGTAAGTACAATCTTATATTTGGATTAATCATATCATTTTCCTATCACATATATCTGGTTTGTTTTTAAACTCACACCATTTACAATTCTTTGCTGAAGCTATCTTAGTATATTCCTTCTGAATATGTTTACCTTCTTTATCAAACCCATCTTCAATAAATTCTGATAACCTCTTCATAACTCTATTGATACTTGGCGTTCCACTTGCAGGTGAAAATTGCTGTATTCTCTTTTGTGGATATTGTAAATTCTCGTACAATTTTCTCTTCAATATTAAATATTCAACATCTATTTTATCGATAGAAATATCTCGTTGTTTAGCAAAAAATTGTTTATACAATAGTAACTGATTTGTTTTATTCTTATCTGCTTTTTGCCATTTGTTCCAACCCATTGTAGAAGTTTTGATATCAATAATTCGTACCCTACCCCTTTTCTTGTCGTGAATAACCACATCCATATAACCAATAAACTTCATCTTATTTGGCAAATCAAAATCTAAATTTAATTCTATACCAAGTAGTTCGTGGTCTTTTTTAGGAAAATATCTACTTTTTAATTTAAGAAATTCGTTAACTATTTTTAACCCATCCTCATAAAACTCTTTCATCTCTTCAAGTGTTATAACTAAAACTTTAGATTCTGCGGCATACTTTTTATAGTTCTCTTCCATTCTATATAATAAGATTTCTTTCATTGGAAGTGCATCAGCTTTTTTTATGGTCTTACCATAATAACAAACTAAATATGCTTGAATTGTTTCGTGAACTGCAGTTCCAAAGACCGTATAGATATTACCCTCAAATGTGCCAAGTTTATCTATATAATTAAGTTTCCACATATTAGGACATTTATCCCATTGTGAAAGTTGACTATAACTAATTCTACCCATTAATCCATCCACCTACCATGTTTATATAAATGCCATAACCTATGTTTAAATATTTCCCACGTTAATCCAATAAATGTATTAGCTGTGTATTCACCTTCTGGCACTTTATAAAAAAATGCTTTCTTTTTCATTACTTACCCCACTTTCCATTTTTTACGATTGTTGCCATAATACCATAGTTGGATACATCAAGATAAGCATCTTCCATCGGTTCACCATTTACTGCGGCTTTCTTACCACCCATCAATAAAGTTTTTAACCTTTGAATCTTATCATTCATTCTAAACCATAAACCCGTAAGTGCTAAATGTATCTCATCTTTTGTTTGTAATTGTGTTCCAACACTTATGTTACCTGGGCCGTAATCGTGTTGTTTGTGACAGAACAATTCATATTGTTCTCTTTGTAATCTTTTAAACTCTACAGTCATCTCTGGCCATTCTTTTTCCATCTGTGCCACGATGTTACCACTATCATCTAATACTTCTGATGTAGGTGTATCTTTTATGTATGTTTCACTCATATACTACTCCATTTTCATACTTGAATATAAGGCTTTTTTACCATATAAGTCAAGTACTTTTTTTATTTTTATACACTGGTCAAGTACTTTTTTCGCTTATTTGCTGCTGAATAAAAATATCCAATAACTCGTTCCCAAGCCTCACTTGAAACTTTCCAGTCATACAATTTTCCAGTTTCTTTATCTCTATGTGAATCTTTATACCAATCATTAATTTCCGTACTATACAAACTGCCATCTGTATTATATTGTACTGGCATTAAAGCTGTTTGGTCTAATGAATCATAAAATTCTATTTCATCTGTATATTTGTATAAATACCTATCATCCATAGAGAATGCATAATGTTTTTCCAACTCTGTTTTCTCTCTTAATCCATTATATCTACTTAATAAAGAATGTCTCTCACCTGTATGTTCTGTATAATCATTCACACCATAACCTGGATTTTCAGGTCCTCTTTTGATTGGTAACTTATTTAAATATGGTTTCCAACCCATAACCTTATAATAAGGATTATTTTCATTACCATTTTTTTGTAGAATAAAGAATAGCACTCCTAAATTAGTATATTCATCATAGTAATGACCATCTTCCATTGATATACACCAACGAGTACCAAAACCATATAATATCGATGACCTCAATGAGAAAGGTCGAACTATCTTATAATCATCATCTTCCCAGATAACATCAGTTTCTTCTTCCTTTATCTGATTTTGTTGTTGGTTTGTAAACTTCATTTTTTCTTCATTTTACCTATCGTAATATAACACATTTTTACCATACTTGTCAAGTACTTTTTTAAATAATCGTATCGATAAGTCCATACTCTAAACATTTATCGGCATCCCAGTAAGTATCGTTTCTATTTACTCGTGTCCAAAATTTAGTATCTTTCTTAGTTACTTCTGATAGTAATATATTGATATCCTTTTGTAACTCTTTCAAGTGGTCAACACCTCTCATTACATCTGTAGATTTACCAATCTCAACCGCAGAACCCTCGTGAACCATAACAGTCGAATGTCGGGTCATCGTTCTATTTCCCGTACCACATGCTAACAATACTGCTGCAGCACTCATACAAGTTCCAACACAATGTGTATTTACTTTAACGTCCAGTCCTCGGATATAATCACACAATCCTAACATAGCATAAACATCTCCACCATATGATGCGATTCTGAGATTAATATCTTTTTTTGGATTTACTCGTACTAAATAATCTATTTTAACAATTGTACTATATAAACTATCAATATCAAATTCAAAATTCATAAAGGTGGTGTTGGTATCCGAATTGACACCCCACTCCATTTCTGACATAGAGAATTGTTCTTTTTGTTTGTAAGGTTTTTGTACCTTATTATTTTGATTCAAAGTAGTTGCCGCCATACCTTTTTTGTAATGCCAATCCATTATTTACTCCATATGTTTTTAAGTTCTTTGTCTGATACACCATATTTCATTATGATTGATGTAACCTGTTCTTTTGTTAATATTTCCAAATGTTGTTCAACCTCTCGTGTACTACTTTCAAAGTAATCTATCAAGTGTACCATTGCCCACTTTTCTACTTTAGATTTCTTCTTTGATTTTACATATCTCAAAAAAGTTCTACCTCTTGGTAATACATCTACATAAAACTGATACAAATTCTTTGGTTTTAGTTGCCAATACTTTTGTATTTCATTTACAACCTCTAACCATTCAGATTTCATACTAAGAAATCGGTGAACCATATAGTTACTCCAAGTTTTTCTATCAGCATCTGATAAGGAGTCCCAATACATAGTATTTTGAACATTAGTAATTTGTTTTATGTGGTCAAATAACGATTTTGCTTTCATAATAACCTTTTGATGTATATAAATAGTTAATTGTATTTCCGAAATACAAAGTTTTTTACATCTTCGTAATTTTCAATCATCTCTAATTTAGTATTTAATTTATTGCCAGATAAAAATGATATCATATCTTCATAATATATAACTCGGTCAACCTTTAACAATTTCATCTGTTTTCTGTTCTTCTCTAACATACTCAATCTTTTATCTACTTCTTCAAATGGTATAGGTGGTATTTTTAAATTATAGTAATCAGTATTGTTTATCTCATCTACATGGAAAATATCTGTATGTTCACTAATCCATCTCGATAATACTTGATTTAGTAAATTCTTTCTTAATAGTACAATTACAAACTTAGAGTATTTTATAACATCATTCACAACCAAATCTATAGTTTTATAATCACATTTCAACGCAGTGCATTCCGCTAATGTATCACCAGTATATTTTCTACTATCTGTTTTATATTCCGTTTTTTGTAATTTAGTTATAAATTCCCCAAACCCTAAACTATTGATGAGATTCTTATAATCATTAAATTCTGGTTCAATCCAAAACTTAATCCCAGTCATTTCATTGATAGTTTTTACAAGTGCAGTAGAACCACACCTCTGGTCTGATATAATAGTTATCTTATACAAATGTATCGCCTTCCATCCAAGTTATAATTGAACATCTTATACCCTTTGTGATTGGTGTAACTCTATGTGATAAAAATGATGGAAAAACTAATAAACAACCTTTAGTTCTGTTACCTGTAATCAAACCTGTACCCTCTTTATCAGTTAATCCAAATTCAAAATCACCACCCTCGTAATTGTTTCCATCAGATAATTGAATAATTGCAGTAAGTTTTCTCATAGAGCATTCGTGTCTACCATAATCAGTATGCCAATTATAAGTTCCACCTATACCATATTTCAAAAATCTTAATGTATCTATACTATCAATATTATAATTAAAATATTGTTCATTTGCAATTTTAGTTGCAGTATTTAATCTTTTAAATAGATTTTTATCTTGAAAATCTATGTTAAGTGTTTGCCTAACATTTTTATTAACAATTGAATCTCTGTAATCACCTACCAATTCTCCACCAGTTAATTCATCTGTATCGAGTGTTTTTATTAACTTATCACATTCTAAATCACTTAGAAAGTTTTCCTTGTAAATAACAAACTCAAATTTATCATTTATTTTATACAAAATGGTCTCCTTGTATCCACCCGATTAAAACATACCTATCATCACCTTCAAACTTACAAACTTGATGTGCTGCAAACGATGGAAAGATAACCAACTTACCAACTTCTGGTTTTATTTTTGTATCCCACACTCGTAACTCACCGCCCTCGTAACCATCGTTTAAAAATACTAACGCAGTTAACTTCGTGGTGGTGTCCAGGTAATCCCATGTATAATTCTTACCTGGAGCAAAATCAGAATGTGGAAAATCACTCTCTGTAAAGGTTTCTTCATTATAATATTTACCAAATAATTTATTACCTTGAATACCATCAATGTTGAATTTAAAATATAATTTATTAGATATCTCTATGAACTTCCATAACTTATTATTTAAATCTGAATCATTTATATCAACGGAAACATCTGATGTTTCAGTATCTGCCATATATTTTAGTTCACCAGTTTTTATTGTATCAATAATCTCTGAAATTTTGGTTTGTGATAAAAACTTATCACGGGTTACCACCCATTTAAAATCTTTATTTTCTTTTGATTTTTTCATTAAAATTTTCTTTGGTATCACACTCTGATACAATCCACTCTGGTACAAAGTAATTACCATCTCCTGTTAAATAATCTACAAACTCAGGCACTTCTATTCCTACCTCGTGGAAATCCATATCACTATCTTCTAAAAATAACGGAAACTTACCACCCACCCCCTGATATATTGTTTGTGGTTTTAAATAATCATTAAAAAAACTAACTATTGTACCAACCCTACACGCTGATAATATACTATGTGGAAACATAACTGCACCCACCTTATCACCATAGGTATCCTTTAATATCCCATCAAATTTTATTGCTCGTGGTAATGATGTTTTCCAATCCCCAAATATTATATGAACATTTGGTTTATCTTTAGACCATTCTTTTAATTTTTCAAATACAACTTCATTATTTTCTATGATGGTGTGTGAAGTGATATCGTGTTCTTGAATATAATCTGCACTTATACCCATACCAAAACCCAACTCTAAAATATCACCACCATTTTTTGCAACAACCTCGGCATGTTTGAACATAATTGGATGTTCCCACTCATGCATTACTATTTTATCGTCTCTTAATAAACTCTCTTCTGTATATTTAAACAAAATGATTGCCTACATAAAATTCTTGTAGTGTGTGTCGAACACCTTTTGTTACAGGGGTAACTCTATGTGTAAAAAAAGATGGAAATATTGTTATAGAACCCTTTTCTCTTTTTGCACTATACCATCCACCATCTTGATTCTGTAAACCAAATTGTAAATCTCCACCCTCATATTCATTAGGGTCTGTTAACTGAACCACTGCTGCAAGTTTTCTTGTAGAACAACTGAAACTATAATCAGCATGCCAAGTATAAAATCCATTTGGTCTATATTCTATTAATTTTAATTCATTTTCAGATTCTTCTATTTGAAACTTAAATACATTAGAATTTACCAAATCAACCATATTATACATTTTAGTCTGTAATGGTTTCCAATCGTTATTTACTTTATTTGGTCTAAATTCGTGATTGGGAATTGGTATTAAATACCACTCATTGGCATCTCTAATATTTTTAATTGTAATATCTTCAACACCTTTACCATCAGTTACACAACCATCCCTAACAACTTCTGATTTTTTTATTGTCTGTACTATCTCATCACACTTTTCGTGTGATAGGAATGTTGGTATTTGAATTGAGAATTGAAATGCTTTATTTTCTCTCATTATTTTCTTGGCAAATTATGAACTAATATATCTGATGTGAAGTATGTATCAATATCTTCTACATTGAGTGAATAAAAAGTTTCAGTAAGATACTTCTCTTCCACTGCAGTGACTTCAATCCAATTACCATCTTTATCAAATAATTTATCATCCACTTCTACCTCATAACCTTTTCTAAACTGAAAGTATCCCAAACCACCCCTATCCATATAGACTCCTGCTAATTGTGGAATCTTATAAGTATCATTTATCAAATAGTATAAATCTACTTCTTGTGAATTTACATCCACAACAACTGAACCACTTGCAAAACTATCACTTACATCTGTAGAACTCCAACTTAAATAATTCATATCACTATCTGGCATCCCCAATGAACCAGAACCACCTGGTTGATACGATTTAACTACATCACCAACCTCTACATTTTGTACCAATTTAGTACTATCATCATACATACGAATTGTTGCACCATGTGGTGTAGATGGGCCTTGGTAGGGTTTTAATTTCCACTCATACCAATCATTATTCAGAGATGAACTTACACCTGTTGGGGCGTTTAACAATGAAAACTTACTACTATAGTAAGTACCAAGTGTAATTACTTTTTCGGGTGTTAATAATTGTACACTCCTACCATTACCTATAAATTTTCTTGAACCATCATCACTACCCGATGAAATAATATAATCTTCTACATACTTTTGTGTTCCAGTTGCCATATCTGCATCATAAAGGTATTGCATACTTTCGTTCTCGTGTGTTGACCAAGTCCAGTTATAGTCTCCATCACTCCCACTTACAAGTGTTCGTTGGTTTGCACTACTGATGTATGAATTAAATGAAATAGAACCCTCGGCAGTAACCATAAATGATGCATCTTTAGCCAAATCTTTTAAAACATAATCTGGATAATCACTAACCCCTTTATTTGCTGCTATTGATGCTGAATTAAATGTCCCAATTAAAGAATCACCACCAATTGGTGATGCTCCAAGTATAGTTCTAAAACTTGATTTAGTAAATGAACCACTTGATATCTGATACAAAGTATCATCTGTATTATTTGGTGTAGCTACGAATAAATGAAAACTACCTGAATTAGATGCAGTACCTCTTTTTGCTAAGTATTGTGCTTGATTCGCATTATTAAATGATGAACTAATATTATGTTGAGCAAAACTTGCAGATATTGTAGGTTGTTTTGCAGTAGGTGGATTAAATGTTCCAAATTGAAAACTACCATATATCTGTACATCTGAATAACTTTGTGTTGAGGCGTATTGTGCAATATCATCATATATATTCCCATATAGACTACTCATCTGAGTACTATTGATTGCAGTATTCATCTCGAATACCTTTACATCATCACTACCACTTTCAATTGTAAAATCATAACACGCAAGTATTCCTGCGTAAGATGAATCAGGCCAACCGCCAGCACTACCTGTAATGTAATTAGATAGTGATTCTAACTTTGTTTCTACATCTGATTTCTGACTAAATATTGTTATTGACACAAGGTTCTCCTATATATATTATAAATATCTCTCATATAAATTTTTGGTAAATAATTCGTTAGATAAAACTCCAGCGTGGTTACCATCAACTGCCTCATCTTCCCAACACCCAAGATATTCATCTATAACATTTGTTAGTAATCTAATTCCTTTATTTTCCAAATAATTCTTAATCAGTAATTGATTTCTGTATAGATTGTCATTATCATATTCATCGTTCTGTAAATTTACAAGTGAATCGTGAGCTAACAACCCATCATCAGTTTCCCAATAATCCCATTTACCATCAGGTTTAAAGGAGCATTTCCTACCATCCAATGTGGTGTACTCTCTCCTATGTGGATAAGTATATAAAACAACAATTAAATCTGGTTTTAAAATTTCTGTATATGATAGAACTGCTCTACTAATTGTATCATTAGATATTCCTTGAATACCACAATTAATATGTGAGTGTTGAATTTTGTTTGCTAATAAATGTGGCCATGTTTCCTCATTTCCCACACCTACCCCCAATGTATGACTGCATCCAAAAGTAAGTAACTTAGATTTTGATGAAAAATAAGTTTCTAAATCATCTCCCCTAAATCCAAGTTCATTAAATGTATATCCACCAACTACTCTACCAGTTTTATCTCCGCCGACAGTTTTATGTGTTTGATTCTTTCTTGATTTTAAATCATCAAATATATCAAACTCTTTATGAGTCCAGTGCGGGTTCTGCGGGTTCAAGACCTGTTCCTTTTAACATCTCGGTTGGTACTTGTCCACAATTACCACAACTAAATACTTCAATTGGAACTAATCCTTCTTGACCATTTGGTGACATTATTGCAGATATCTTTTTTATAATCGTTGATGTTATAAACAAATAATTACCACACGCCTGACAATTTAGTGTATCTGCTTTAGCTAAATCTACTTTCTGCTGTGGGTTTTTTATTGGTTTCTGTGCTTTCATATTCATTTTATTGTTCCTATTATTTCAACAAACATTGCCATAGCATTTATTTCTTTATCTACTACTACTGCATCACTTTGTTGATACTTACTTAATATTAATATACATTCTGCAAGGTATCCACTACCCCAATTATCGACAGTGTCAAACATCAATCTAAACATATCACTATAATCAGTAATTTTAGAATCAGCTAAAAGTTGTCTGATATTTTTGAAAGCATTTTTCTTATCTTGGGTTTTCAAGATTTCTAACACTTCTAACTTGTAATCATTTTGTGTACTCATCGCTTCATCTATAATAAGTTTACCATCTACCACTTGTCTCTGTGATGCATTAATAACCCTTCTAATATCTGGATAACCACTATTTACTATCGTTACGATATCATCTACTTTAGCTTCTATCTGTTCGTGTTGTAAAATAGTAGACATATGTAGTGCAACTTGTTTTCTATCTGGTGGGATAATTTGAAAGGATTGACATCTGGATTGGATTGGGTCAATTATCCTCTCAACAAAATTACACGTTAGAATAAATCTACAATGTCTTGAAAATGTTTCCATTAGATTACGAAGTGCAGCCTGTGCGTTTGGTGTGATATAATCACACTCATCTAAGATTATAATCTTCATCTCTGAAAATCCAAGTGTTGATGCAAAATTCTTTACTTTATCACGAACTACATCTACACTATTCTCATCTGAAGCGTTAATATAAAGATAATCACAATCTATATTATTAACGAGTATTTTTGCGAGAGTGGTTTTACCTGTACCAGCACGCCCATAAAGTAAAAGGTGTGGTAAATCGCCACTCTCCAAATACACTTTGACTTTACTTTTGAGATGTTCATTCCCAATGTAAGTGTCAAGTGATTGCGGCCGATATTTTTCTACCCATAGGGTATTTTTTATTTCTGTCATACGAAACTATCCTTTTCTAAAAATATTTGTAAACTCCATCTGTTACCAGATGTTATGGGATTAACCCAATGTATTAAATCTGAACTATGTATTGATGTGTGTCCGATTTCTTGACTCTTTCTTACTACTTTTTTATTCATACTATTTTTAAACTGGCCCTTTGAATTTGTATCATGTTCTACCTCTCCACCTTCATACTCGTTGGGCTCTGATAATTGTGTAACAAAAGTTGCAATTCGTATATTTTTTTCATTCTCAACATATACCGCACTACCACCATTCTTATCCTTATCATCTAACTCACCATAGTTTCCTGTCTTATCAGAATGCGGTTTGAAGAAAGTTCCCTTTGGGTAATTATTAATCATAAACCAATTTGTTCTCAACTTCGGCGTACCTAATCTTTTAATTCCAATATCTAATGATTTACCCCACTCAAATATCTTATCATGCACCCACTTATACTTCTCATCTTCATCCCAATGTATAATACTTGATAACATTTTAGAGCACATCGGAACATATTCATCAGTATAGGGGTCGAAGTTATCCATCCATTGAACTTTTAACCTTGCCCAACTTCTTATCTCTAAGCACTCTTCCTTAGTAAATAAAGGATTATCATTACTTATTAAAGTTTTTTCCATATCCAAATTGGTTCACAAAAAGTTTTATCTTTGGTTTTCTCGGCAAGTTCTAATGTTTCATCCTTAAACCTATCTTCTGCGGCAGTTCCTGCTCCACCACTATTAGGACGTTTTGCCATTTCCATACCAATACAACCTTGATATTCTGAATCACCAAATGTACTTAGGAAATCATTCATAGGATTACAAATCTCCAACCAATCTTTACCACCCTTAGAACTTGCATATACATCTGATATATTCACTAATAAATATCCACCACTTTTTATAGAACACCATAATTTTTTAATAGTTGCCTGTAAAAATTTCTCATTCCATTCTTCAATGGTTTTATATCGTACCCAACTTTGAGTATCATCATAACTATATCGTTCAACTGAAAAATATGGTGGTGATGTAAAGACCGTATCAAATATATTTTCATACTCTTTGAAATCCACATCTTCTGCTGGGGATACTATAAATTGTGCATCCTTATCAACTTCAAAAAACATATTTCTATGTTTTTCATAGAACTCTTTTTGTTCCTTGTAAATAGGATGGTTTTCTTTTCGTGGGTCTATCCCAAGATAATACTTACCACTTTCACTACCATAGAATCCTGCTAATCTATCCCCCCAACCTGCAGAGAAATCTAATATGTTTTCACTACCTAACTTATCGTATAGTACTTTTGACACATTAGGTTTAAATTGTGAACAAATATACTTCCGTAAACTTAACATAATTCTAAGATTACCCGCAGTTATTTTAGATAATTTTAGAGTATATGCTGCACCCATCAATGATGTCATATATTTTTCAGTTTCCCAAGTTCTCTTCGGGCCTGGGGATATTGTTCCATCCACACTCCATCGATTTTCTTGTTGAAAAAAATTACTTGCAGCATTACCTATATTAACTCTTCTAAAGTATTGTTGTTTACCTTCAAACTTTAAATCATATTTGTATGCAGTTCCCTCACGAGCAAACCACTCACCATCTACCAATAAATCATTATGTCTCATACCCTTTAACTTTTGTAAAGCTTTATAGGCATCTTTTTCTGATATATTGGCGTATGGAATTTCATAAGTCATTGCAACTTTAGCAAGACTTTCTTTGACATCATCCTTTTCGAATGTTTCTTTGATATACTCCCATTCTCTCTCATCTATTTCAAGATAAGGAGTCATACCTTTAAATTTGTCAAAATATTCTAAATACATTATGATTTCTCGAAATTAAAAAACTTCCTCATTGCTGCAGAATCTGGTGTAACCCAATTACTACCATTGGTTGCAGTCTGTTTAGGTGTTGGGATATAATTATCACTCAACAACTCTTCAAACTCAAACCAATCCAATATATGTACTTCACAATCGTGTAATCGTTCCATACTATGAATAGATTCCTTAACTTCCTTACTTAAACCACTATATGGATGTAAGATATGGATAGAACCACCAGCAAGTTCATACTTTCGTACATACTTATCTACTTTGGTTGCTATCTTCTCATCTATACTTCCAGCAGTTCCAGTACTTACACAATCCAAATACACCCTACCAAACTTAGTACTGATTCGAAAATCTATACCCCTATTTGGTGTATAAGTGTAGTGTATCTTTTTATCATTAAGGTATTCTTCTACTCTATCTTCAAGTTTCTTACCGCGTTTATTTGCAGTATGAATCCCTAATTGGGCTTTATCAAGTATATTATTTGCCACTATTGACTCCTTATGTCACTTGTTGAGTTGCAACCAAAAAATATTCTGATTTATAATCATCGATATTAAAACTAATTGTAGCTAATCCATCTGAACTAACTTTCAATATAGCTTTCTCACATTCTTTATTTGCAGTCAAAATATTTGCAAACATATTTGCGTTAAATGAAATTGGTTCAGTATCACTAAACACCTCACACTCAACTGGTATGGTTACTCGATTAGTAGCAACATTACTGAATCCAATTATTACATTTGCAGTATCATTTTTTGCGATGATAGTAAATGTATCGGTATCTGGTAATGCAGATTTTCCACTAATAAAGGTGTTAATGAAATATGAATCAATCTTCAATTCCAACCCAAATGTTGAAGGTAAATTCTTCAACTCTGGTGGTGTTGGTATAACTGATAAATCACTCAACATATACTTCGAGTGCGTACCATGTTGAGAATCTTTCATATTAACACTCACAAACTTATCACCCATTTTTTGTAAACTAAAATCTACATCTTCTTCTAAGATGGATAGTAGTGATACTAATTGCGGAGTGTTATAAACTCCAATATCTGATGTTTCTACATCATCGAAGTTATCCAATACTACCGACCCCACTAATGATTTATCACCACTAATGAACCTTGTCGCCAATTGTTTTCCATTGGATGACCATTTTACTGATTTAATTTCACCACCAAGCGAATACTTGTCGATAAAACGAATTAGTTTTGTTTTATTCATAACCTTATTGTCCTTTGTTAATAGTTATTACTTATGCTTTCCTATGTATATACATATATACAAGAAATCTCAAAATCAAAAAAATCTTTCTATACTTTGCTGTTTATCTACGACCGCTTCCCATCCCAAACTTTCATAGAACATTCCTATCTTTTTACTCATTGCTTGTTCAAACATCTTAGTATGGTCAATGTTCATTTTAATAAAATCTAATATTTGAGGCGGGTCCTCATATCCTTTATAACCAATTACATCAAACCCATATTCATTATTCTTTAGGTAAACCCACCTAATCTTATTACCATTAGTAATCTTCTCATACTTTCTACCTTCAAACCAATGGTGTAATATAGAATTATAATTTATTGCTGCTTTAACATGGACTGGTGCACCCTTTTTATATTTACTGAATGATGACTCTTCATCTTTAGAAATATATTTACCAATCCCCTTTACACCAATTGGATTTGCCAATACACTATAATGTAGCATATGTAGATTCCTCTTAAACTTACTGATTCTTTCATCAATCTGTTCTTTGGGAACATTTGCTAATATATCATCCAATACGTGTTTTAGTAAATCTTTCATAGCGGGAGCAAAATTACTTCTGACTGTATCTAATCCCTTTACTTGTGTTTTATTTACTTTCCGACCAGCATCGTTAATAATTCGTAACCCATATCGTTTCTTAGTTACAAATAAACCTGTCTTTGCGATTACCTCTTGTTTGATATCAAACTCGTGTTTATCAACATTAAGGAATTTCTTACCAAAATAATTATAACTTTCATTCAAATAATCTTGTACTTCACCACACACTTCCATAATTCTTTGTGTCATCATTGTTTCAGTTAATTTTTGATTTGGAAATCTCTTCTCTATTAATGGAACTGCGGATGCGAAAATGGAATCTGTATCAATATAGATAACATAATCCTTATCTGTACCTAACTCTTTATTATAAAAGTGGTTAGTAATCTTCTTACTGAACTTAATCAATGATTGACCTGTTAGTGTGGTTGCTTCAGCATTGTCTAAATCATAGAACCTAAATACTGGTAAACCTAACACACCATACAATGAATTTAGTAGAATCTTTTGTAGATATTGTCTCCTATCAAAATAATCCTCTTTCTTTTTATCACCTGATTCATTGAACTTCTTTACAAGTTTTCTCATCTCTACTCGTTCTTTAAACCACTTTGTAAGTAGAGCAGGAATCAACCCTTGTTTATCTGTACGATACATTACACCATTCGATGCAATACTCAAACCTGTTTCTTCTAAATATTCTTTTAATGCTATGTTATCTATCTTCTGAAGTTCCTTACCCTTAGTATTAATCATAGAATAAGTTTTCTTGTGTCCAACCTTTAAATATTCATCTGCATCCCAACCCATAACTTGTCCAACCTTAGTTTCAGGTGATATGTTGAGTGTACGAATAACACTTGGATACATACTGGTAATATCTAAATCATAAACCCATTCGTGTTTACCTCGGATAGGGTCTTGTACATATGCTCCTGCAAATTTTTCATCATCACCTCTCCGCTTCGGATTTCTTGGTTTGTTTGGAGCAACAATACCCATCTTTTTTAAGTAAACTAAAATAGCACCCTCAAGATATCGTGAACTCATAAACACATCTTCATATGGAACATGTCCTAAGTGTGCTATACCACACGCAACTCCTATGAAATCCAACTTATCATTTAACTCTACAAGAATACGAACATCTCGGATATTATAATCTATAAATTTTTGTAAGTTATTTTCATACAAATCAGTAAGTGTTCCATCATACTCAATCTTTTTCATACCTACTTCAACTTCACCAATATAATCTAAACGATAACTTGATTGTTGGATTGGTGAGAACTTTTTATATAATGCAAGGTAATCTAAAACACTAACCCCTGCAATAACAAACTTCTTTTTGTATTCGTTATAGTATGCATGTCGTATGGGGGATAACATATTTGCAACTTCTGCACCTAAAACTCTGACTGTTCTGTTGTATAAATAAGGTATATCAAAATAATCAATATTCCAACCACTTAATATTGTTGGTGATATCTCTGCGTATTTTCTATAAAATTGAGTTAATAACTCATGTTCGGTTTTAAATAATGTTACTTTAGTATCACCCGTTTCATAATTCTGAATGGTATCTTTTTTGTCTAAAGTATAACATATATAACTCTTCAGTAGTTCATCATAAAACGCGATTGATGTAATGGCAGTTTCTGCTTTTTCGGGGTCTGGGAAACCATCAACTACTTCCACCTCTATATCAAAATAAAATGTTCGGTTTCCCTCTGCGACATTATCTGAATCTGTATATTGGTCAACTAAAAATCTTGTTGTGATTGGTACATCACTCTCATATAAACCTGGGTCATCCTCATCCCAAGTGTACACCTTTTTAACTTTACTACCATCAAGTGTATGATGTAAACCACTTGAATGTTTTACATATGCATATTTCTTATAAGGTATAACAAGATGACCTCGTTTATCATCCCAAACATGCACTCTATTTTTTCTCTTTTCATAAAAAACATTTTGATACATTTATGTTCTAATTTCCGAATTTATCATATGTGAATATAACCATAAAACCCTATACAAGTCAAGTACTTTCTTTCTTTTTTTTTGAAAAAATGGGGGATATTTTCCAATCCCCCAATTTTACCATTTTTAAAATGCTACTGACAAGCCAATGTTAGCATATCGTGGTGTTCCTAAGAATACCTCGGCGTTCTGTGCTAAGTGAAGTTTATCACCATAGCCATTGTATTGTGAGTTATCAACCGCATCTTGAACATATACTTCATCAAGTGCGTTGAAGATGTGACCAGTTAAAGTCAAATCTAAACCACCGACACTTGGAAGTTTATAGGATGCGTGTAAATCAAGTTTAGAGTAACCATCGGCTTCCCAAACTTGTGTCCTATCAGCTGTTCCATCCTCGATTTCTCTCGAAGCAGGACTCCAATCAGAATAGTTCTTATCATACATTTTGTACAATGCCGTAACTCTTAATCCACTTACTGGTTTAACAGTCAAAGCAAAGGTATAAGATGTCTGTGGCATATCACCAACATACAACCCATCAAGTGCGTAAGCATATTCCGTTGTTGTATAACCAATTCCTTGGCCTTCTTCGTTGTATTCTGTTTCTTGGTAAGTACCACTGGCATCACCATCGAATTTCCAACCACCGAAAGAAGCAACAAAGTCAAGTTCAACCAAATCATGTGGTTTTACTTTCACTTCAAGTTCTGTACCTTGATGTTTCTGATTTACACCCTTTAGAAAGATTACATCTGTATCTCCCGAATCGCCTTGACCTGTGTCAACATTACGAGTAAGGTTTCTATCTTTCCAATCTGTGGCATATATAGATACTTTAACGGCAACCTTGTCGTTAGAATATCCAGCACCAACTTCTGTTGATAAGAATTTCTCATTATCTGGGTTGGATGCGACCGTACCAGAATAATCAATTACATTATCAAGAATTGGGGCTTTTTCAACATACCCTGTATTAGCATATGTAGTAACTCCCTCACCAAAATCGTAATATACTCCACCCTTAACTTGGTAAGTAGTAATGTTATCAGCCACAACTACACTATTGTCTGTAGAGAAATGGTCTTTATATGTATATCCAATAGATGATATTCCACCCATTCCATATACATTTAGATTATCTCTCGTGTAGTTACCTTGTAAAAATCCACCTAACCAGTCGACAGTTGTTTCGTTATGATACGCGATTATATCACCTAACTTAACTACTTTACCATCTGGTACATTTTTATCTGCAAAATCAACGTAGTAATCTCCACCAAGTAAATCACGAACTTCACGTGCGTGTTCTATACTAGCAGTTCTCCAATCGATACCAGTTTGAATCTCTAAATCATCACTAACTTTAAAGTTTAGTTTAGAAATTAATCCATATGTATCTTGTCTATTGATTGAGTTTCTAAGAATACCCGTAGAACGATGTTCTGATTCCGAATAATCGGCATCTACATTTGTACGATTCTGTTCAATCTCGCCATTCCAATCCCAAGCCCATGGTGAACTTGAATACCAAGCATTATCTACTACAGCAGGTGTTCTCATTACACTACCATACGTACCTGTTCCACCACCAGAACCACCACTCCAATAAGCAACTGATGATAATTTCATCTTGTCATTTATTTGTAAAAAGTGATTTAAATTCACTAATGGTTTATGGAAAAAGTTCTCCCTCTCATTAAGAAAGTCGGAATTGTATCGTTTAGTAGTTCTCGCTCCATACATATACCAGTATTGTTCACCTGTATATGATGCATCGATTGGTGCTACATTTTGATTGAACAACCTACCAGCTTCGGTTTCGAATTTATTACCTTCTGCAAATGCATCAGTATCGAATCCATCAATTTCACCAGCTAACTCTTGTGAGTAAGTAGCGATATTCTGTTTGTATAGGTTCTGTCCGTGTCTTTGTGGAGCACCGATTGCATACAACTCAAATCGTTGTTTATCAGATACTGCATAAGAACCACCAAAATAATAAGCCCAAGCATCTGTCCAAGTTCCGTCAATGATACCATCACCAGTTTTACGAACAATCGTACCACTTAATGCTAATTTATCACCAATTAAACCTGAATTATAGTTCAAAGTAGTTTTAAGAAAACCACCACCACCTGATTCTTGTTTGAACTTACCACCCTTTTCTAAGGATGCTGGGTCTGTAATGATGTTCATTGTTCCACCAATTGAAGGTGTAGCTAAATTAACAGCTGATAGTCCTCGTTGCATCTGAATAGAAGATGTGGCATCACCAACACCATCCCAATTAGACCAATAAACCCATCCGTTCTCCATATCATTCTGGGGAACACCATTTATCATTACTGCTATATTCCGTTGGTTAAATCCACGAACATTGATACGAGCATCACCCGCACCACCACCTTGTTGAGTTGCGTAAACACTTGGTGTAGTATTTAAAGCCATAGGGATATCTTGACTTCCAAGTCGTATCTCCATTTCTTCTTTACTAACTGTCGTGTAAGCAACAGGTGTATTTCTGCCAGCTCTTGAAGCCAATACCTCAACATCTGACATAATTAAAACATCTTCTTCTAAATTGAAGTTGAGTGTTCCAACTATATCACCCACCACAACATCAAGTGTTGTAGATGAGTATCCAATGAATGAAGCAGTTAATGTGAATGTGCCTTCGGCTCCAACATCGATAGTGTATGAACCAGAATTATCTGTTACACCACCTTTATCAGTTCCTTCGACAGCTACATTAGCTCCAATCAATGGTTCTTCACCACTATTGACAACTCCAACAATAGATTGTGCGAACAATCCTGTCATCATCATTAGTGATACTATTATTAGTTTACGATTAATCTTCATTTATCGTCTCCTCTGTTTGTTTTGTTTATGACACATTTTTTACCAGGTGTGTCAACTGCCTGCGTATGTGAAATCATACACATATTGTTTTTATTAATTAACGTAATCTTGGTCATCATTATCACCAGTAGTGGGTATTACTTCAATATCACAAAAGTCTCCATCACAAAATTTTTCAACATTTGCTTCTTCTGCTTTTATTACCCCAAATGATAATTTTCCAAGTTTCTTAACTTGTTTGTTATATTCTTTTTCATCAATAGCTTCATAAGGCATTTGTTTGTATGCACCCAATTCATGTCTCGGTAAAAGAGATATTCCCTTTAACTGATATTGATAATAATTTAAGACTTGTGGTATCATTTCACCTTCGGTTTCTGGGTCAAATGTGACGGTGCAACTTACTTGATTGTCTGCCCAATGTCTTTGTAAGAAAGCAGCCAAACTAAATTGTTCCCATATAGATAACTCACCGACTGTTCTTATTCCCTCACCAACATCAACTGGAACTTCTACAACCATAGTTGTATCTTCTGAACCAAATGCAGGTTCTACTTTATATCCCGCTTTCTGTAGTGGTTCTATTAATTCTGATTGTTTTGATAATCTTACTCGTCTAAGATAGAATCTTGATTCTGGATAATGTAATCCAGGTGTTGCTCCTGCTAACAAAGATACTGTCCCACTTGGTTTAACACT